GTCGATTTGACAACGGTGAGTATCCCTCAATGATGAGAAGAAATTGCGGTGATTATGAATATTTTCAAGACTTAGTGGAAGATATATTTGCTGCGCCTAGTAAAAACAAATCTATGGCTATAATTGAAAAGTATAAGAAATACTGGTCGCAGATAATCGGAACACGTGGCTTTACTGGAAAAAGGGTAGAAAATTCTAATACCTATTTCAATAAACTTATGTATTTTGAAGACAATAGTTCGGGTGACGAACAGACATTTGAAGGAATGAGCGATGAACCGATCGGGGTTTAATAACACACAATTTTTTGTAGGAAACGAAGTTGAACACACACCAGTGCATGGACATCGTACTTTGTTTGTAGTTGGATTAGCAGATAGCTATGATATAGAAAAACAGGCCAATGAAAATAAATGTACTCATATCTATTTTGGTGCCAATCAAAGTTTTCCTATCGTCCATAGTAACGACGCGGCGACCTGGAACATGTGGGAGACTATGATTAAAGCAGCTCTAAGGGCAAAATTTTGGTGTACATTAGACTTAGATGTCTCTTGCATAGAAGGACTTCACGAATCCGGACTGACAGAATTTCATAGATTTATTCCAATGATTTCGGTTAAACTGCCCTATTTACAACTACTAGGATATAATGCTACAATCAAACTAGATGACACAGACTTTGATCACAGTAATCCCGGAGTATGGTGTCACAGATTACATCAATTATTAAACCCAGACCGTTTCACGTCGTGGAGCGAATATGAATCAGACAGTCAGCTATAAGGACTAATATGGACGCAAGACAGCAAGCATTAGCAGAAACTAGACAACGTATTCGAGATCGTGCTCGAAGAATGATCTGGGTTACTTTCCGCAAAGAAGGTATTCACAAATATCCAGCAGCCGCAACAGACCCAGCATTGGCCACAGGCGACAGGTATGATGTCAGTTTCTTAGGATACCCACACAGACACATATTTCACTTTACAGTGGCAATCGAAGTATTCCATAATGATCGAGATTTAGAATTTCTGCAGGTTAAACGCTGGCTAGAAGATCTGTATAGTCAAGGCACACTAGAACTTGATTTTAAGAGCTGTGAAATGATAAGTGATGACCTCTATGAGGCAATCGCCACACGTTATCCAGGTCGTGATGTAGAAATCACCGTCGCTGAGGACGGAGAGAATGGTGCAACAATCAGTTATCTAAAAAGTCAACCACAATTAATTTCCGTATAATAATATGAGCAAAAATCGCCTTAAAAAATACCTTACTTTCAAACCCGAAGTTACTCGTATCTTCGATGAACTAGACCAGTTTCGCGAGTTCTGTCGTGAATTTGGTTATGTGTTCAACGAGACACATTTGGGTAATAACCACAGTCCTTACGCTGATTTCCAGCGTTGGCGCAATGGTAAGTTCCCTAGGGACAATTGGGGTTATATGATCAAACAAGGTCGTCGTAATGCGTAGATTATTCTATATGGGACTTGAGCCCTATCGAGCTCGCTATACACTACAATTGCAGGAATGGAATCGTAGTGTGTTCGAGCGTAGAGGTATCAACTACTTTATCGTAGAGGGAGAAACCTTAAGAGCAGACCAAGCCATTGTAACCGGACAGGTATTAGACGCACATGGACGCAGTTACTTTGGCATGAGCCAGATGATGAATCTGGTCAAACTAATGAAATCAGGAGCAGTTACTAGTGACGATGTTATCTACTTTGAAGACATGTTTACGGCCGGTATCGAGAGCTTACCTTATATTCTCGATCAAGTTGATCCCAGCCATCGTCCTAGGATATATGTTCGTTGCCTTGCACAAGCTATTGACCCTGACGACTTCGTTCATGTTTGGAATATGGAAGGCTGGATGGCTTGTTATGAACACATGGTTAATAACTTTGTTACAGGTGTGCTCGCCACTAATGAAGAAATGGTAGCACACATGAAGATTGCTGGATGGTCGGCTCCGATTTATAACATCTCGGGCCTGGCATTTGGCAAGAACGAAGTACGTGGTCGTGTACTAGGACCGTTAAAGCCATTCCAAGATCGTACGTTTAGAGTTGGATTTGCTGCTCGCACAGATCAGGAAAAGCAACCTCACTTTTATTTAGATTTAATAGACAAATGGTTTTCGAAGTTTCCTAATTCGAATGTAGAATTTGCTATTTTTAGTGGATCTAAGTTGCGAGGAAATGACCCTACTGCTATTGAAAGAATTCGACAATATCAATCGTCTAGTAAAATTGTAGTTTACGATGATTTAGAAAAGAATGACTACTATGATCTACTTAATGATACTAGGGTTCTTTTTAATTGTGCTTTACAAGATTGGGTGTCGAATACCGTCAGTGAAGCCGACACACTTGGCGCTAATGTTTTGTATCCTGCTTACCGCAGCTTTCCTGAGACTTTTGCCAATGATCACGAACGACTTTATGTACCCTGGAGTCTAGAAGATGCTGTGACTAAACTAGTTCCACTACTACGTCACCCACATAAGAATATGGGTAAGATCAGTGATTATAATAACGGAACTATCGATCGTATATGTGATATCCTAGAAGGTCGTGGCGAAGAATACTTGCGTATGTCCAAGGACTATAGACGACACTTAGCACCAGCTAAATATTAACATATAGGAGGTGATTATGCGTACTTTTGTTGTCAGTGCTCTAGCAGCCAGTTTGTTAACTTTTGCCGTTCCTGCAGAAGCAGGTAGTAGGCACAGACACTTTCATCATAGGCATCATCACCATCCTCACTTTCATCATCACCATAGACCACACTGGGTAGCACCTGCCATTATCGGTAGTGCTATCGCTGGTGCTGCGATCTATCATTATGCTAGTCCACCTATTACCTATGTAGAGACTGTGCCGGCCAATCGTCCTATTGTATGCACAGAATGGCGTGAAGTACGCACCGAGGACGGACAAATAAAACAAGAGCGTACTTGTTATCAGCAATAAGTAATTAGATAATCAATGTGCCCAAATTGGGCGGAGGTTCAATGTCAAAAACAATTATAATAACAGGTGCTACTGGCTATGTTGGTGGACACACGGCCTTGCGGTTTAAAGAGGCTGGTTACACTGTAATTGGTGTAGACCGTAGGATCACAATTCCTGCTGCTGTAGAATACTTAGATGAATTTCTCTGCACTGACTTTGCAGATATTGTAGATTATTGTGCTCCACTACGCGAAGCTAACGCCATTATCCACTGTGCAGGAACTAGTTTAGTAGGTCCTAGTATTGCCGATCCTGGCGAATACTATAATAACAATACTGCAAAGACTAATCGTATGTTAGATTGGTTAGCTGCAAAAAAATGGCAAGGTAGCATTATCTTTAGTAGTAGCTGTGCCATTTACGGTGATAAAGCAGTATGTCCTATTTCTGAACATGCAGCTTGGCGTAGCTTACCCATAAACCCTTATGGTTGGAGTAAACTAATGAGTGAGCGTGTTATTGCTGATCATTGTCGTGCTCATGGATTTCGTGGAATAAGCCTGCGTTATTTTAATGCAGCCGGTTGTGACATACAAGGAAGAATGGGCTGTTTAAAAGACGGTACTCATCTATTTACTCGTGTAGTAGACGGTATACTTAGCGGAGAGGAAATTGTTATAAACGGTAATAATTACGAAACACGAGATGGTACCTGTATACGTGACTATGTTCATGTAAGTGACTTAGCCGATGCACATTTAGAAGCAGTGTGTTTAGCTGAAGGTATGACCAATGGCGAATACCGTACATATAATTTAGGTACCGGTCGCGGATTTACTAATCGTGAAGTATTAGATCAAGTAAAGGATTTGGCCGGTTGCGATGTTCGCTGGAAATTTGGACCACGACGTGATGGTGATGCCGATGAACTCTATGCTGATCCTAGACGGTTTATGCAAGACACTACTTGGCAACCACATAGAAGTAGCATGGCTGATATTGCTACAAGTACCTATAATTGGATGAAAAAAACATATTATAACGATTGACAATACAGCCTAAATACTATACACTTACAGTCTATGGCAATCCTCTGCCTTATCATCGGAGCATAAATGAATTATAATCAAAAACTAGTAGAAGAAGCACCTTACCATCCTGGCTATGAAGGTGCTGTATTTGGCGATCTAGGTCGCCCAATGAGCCAAGTAATCAGAGAACGAATCAAGACAGCCGGAGCAAGATTTCACGCTAACGACAACATTGCCGAATTCATTGAAGATGAAGATGAAATCGATCACCTTGTTGATGAGGTAGCCAGCAAGTTTCAGGGCGTACTAAATAGTTTGGTAATCGACACCGACAATGACCATAACACGCAAGATACTGCCAGGCGTGTAGCAAAAATGTTTGTAAGGGAAACTTTTAGTGGTAGGTATAGAAATGTACCTAAGGTAACTGCTTTCCCCAATTTAGGCTATAAAAGTTTATACACTACAGGACCAATTAGTATCAGATCAACATGCGCTCACCATTTTCAAAATATCGTTGGACGATGCTGGGTGGGGATAGTGCCCGCAGAAGAAGTAATTGGTTTGAGCAAATTCAACAGGCTCGTACATCACATCTGCGAGAGACCCCAGATCCAGGAGGAAATGACATCTCAGATTGCATCTGCTCTCCGAGATTATGCTCGGACCGAAAATATTGCCGTCGTCGTGAAGGCTGAACATCATTGTATGACTCATAGAGGTGTTAGAGAACACGAAAACGATATGGTTACAGCAATCATGCTTGGTGCTTTCCAAACCGACCCTGCGTTAAAGAAAGAGTTTTATGACATCCTTAAATTAAACGGAACGAATTAATATGGCAACTAAAAAAGCAGCAGCAAAGCCAACTACAAAAACAGCAACAAAAGCTACTAAAAAGGCAGCGTACCCAAAGGACAATGGGGCTTTGACTAAAAAGCAAGTTGAACAAGTAGCAGAGTCTGCGCCCAAACCTCGGCGGACAAAAACCAAAACAGAGTTATTTCCTGTCGTAGAACAGGAAGAACCTGGTGTACATGTTGGTAATTATAGCGTTCGCGTAGTACATGACGACGGACGAGTGGATTTTAGCATAGATTGGGATCGGCTAAAAGAACATGTAGCTTCGGCTCGTGTTTAATCCCGGCGGCCTTAGACATCATCCCGCTTGATAAATTCTGCTGTCATCAAACTTACTCATAACAAGGAGGCAAGAGATGGCAAAGTTTGAACCTAGGGTATATAAGTATACCAGCACTAAAGAATACCATGACGCATTTCCCTGTGCTTACAGGCAGTGGCGAGCAGATAGCCACTGTAACATGATTCATGGTTATAGTTTTTCAATGAAGTTTTATTTCGGCACCGACGAACTAGATGTTCGTAATTGGGCTGCTGACTATGGTGGTCTCAAAGAACTCAAAAAGATTTTAGAAGATCAATTCGACCATACCCTTCTAGTAAGCCGCGATGACCCAGAATTCGAAACTTTTAAGTTGCTAGAATCAAAAAAATTAGCTAAACTAACAGTATTGCCTAGACTAGGCTGTGAAGGTCTAGCCGATATGCTTTACAAATATGTCAATGGAGTGTATATTCCAGAGATGTGGGGACCGGGCGAGGCTGCAAGGCTTTGGTGTTACCGGGTAGAAGTAAGAGAAACACAGAGTAATATGGCTTTCAGAGAAGGTCATAGAGAGTGGAACGAGGACCTTTTCGAAGGACTATAACTTTAAGGAGAAATTATGCTTGACCGTATCTTAGCAGGTGTTGATAGATCGTTAGCCTACAAGCTAATGGTATTACACATTATTATTATCGCAATTTCAAACTATATTGTACAATTCAAGTTCACCATATTTGGTGCACCATTGGCAGCAGCAGCATTTACCTTTCCGTTGGTAGTGGTGCTGACAGATCTTACTGTACGATTACTAGGAAAGGACACAGGTCGAGCAGTTATCGCACTAGCCTTTATTCCAGCAATCGTAGTTAGTATGGCTGTGGTCAAATTAGGTGGTGCTCCGGATAGTGTGGCATTTAGGATTGGATTTGGTAGTGGCCTTGCTTACTTTATCAGTAACTTACTTGATGTTTATGTGTTCCAGTATTTCCGTGAGAAATACCAAACATGGTGGATCGCACCGGCATTGAGTAGTATTGCTAGCACATTTATTGACACTTATGTATTCTTTGCCACAGCATTTGCTGGCGGAGAAAATGAGTTTATGGCTGCTAACTGGCACATTGTTGCTACCAATAACTCAATCAGCAAAGTCATTGTCAGCTTGTTAGTTATTTTACCAGCTTATGGCTTATTATTAAATCACTTACAACGGCGTTTGGCAAAACAAGCTGAACAATCACAATAGGGGAAGAGCCTGTGGATGATTCCACCAGAGAAATTTTATTGATTTTACAAGAAGAATGTGCAGAGGTCACACAGGCTATAAGTAAATGTTTCAGGTTCGGCCTTGACAATTTCAAACCAGGGAAACCTAAGACCAACCTGGAACATTTAGAAGATGAACTAGGAGATTTGTTTGCCATGGTTGAGTTATTAGAATCGCATGGCATTATCAATCCCGATAGTATTGATAACGCTAAACATGCTAAGTTTGAAAAACTTAGACAATGGTCAAGTATATACAACAAGGAAAACACATGAGAGATCAATTAATTAAAGCAAGTAAACTACATTATGCTGCCCATATAGAAAAGCATAGAATTAATTTAGAAGTATTATTAGCCAACCCAATGTCTTTACCTGACCATACTGACGTAATGGATGCTATAGAAAAGGAAGTAGAAATTATTGCAGGCTATATGGACAAGCTAGAAGTTTTGTCTCGATATTTCAAAGAAACACCAAAAAATGAACCACAAGTTTGATGAACTTATAAATCAAGCAGGATTTAGTTCTACATATGAGCGTGATAGATTATACCAATTGATTAGACTTACAGCATTAGAATGTGCTAGAATAGTCAATCATTCACCTACTATGAATTACAAGTATCCTGCGTTTTCGCCAGGATCATATATCACACATACTTTCGGAATTCAAGATGAGCAAAATCAAGATCAGTGAGTTGTTTTATTCAATACAAGGGGTTCGTTAACTCCGTGTTTTTCCTCTCCTTGTATAAATATAACTACAAGGAGACATTATGTTAGAAACTAAATCACTTAATTCAAAAGAACGAAATAAAAAAAGAAGACAAAGATCAGATTTAATGAAAAAATTTGGTATTAATTCGGATCAATACGAAGAAATGTTTAAAAATCAAAATGGACTTTGTGCTATATGCGAACAACCGGAGCCTTGTAGTAGGCTTTTATCTGTCGACCATTGCCATACCACAAAAAAGGTTCGAGGATTATTATGTACAAACTGTAATATGGGGTTAGGAAAATTTCAAGATAATATTAACTATCTCAAAAGAGCAATAGATTATATGGAAAGAGATTTTCAGGTACCAGATATCCAAGATAGCATTAAAAGAATAGACCATAATGATCGACCAAATTGGAAAATGTTAGTAACTACGCCAGATGGTACTTTTCCTTCATTACAACATGCTGGCGAATATTACAAAACTCATCAAACTACTGTACGAAGTTGGTGCTTACCAAACAGTAAATGGAAAAAAGAAGGTTACGAGTGCCAAAAAATTTTTATATCATTAAATCAATTAAAGGAATATTGTAGTGTCAAAAATAAAAGTATCTGAGTTATTTTATTCAATTCAAGGTGAAGGTCGCTATCAAGGAGTGCCCAGTGTGTTCCTTCGTACCTTTGGTTGTAATTTTACTTGCGACTCATTCGGAATGCCTTTAGGAGAACGATCAAATGAACGAAACGAAGTGGCAGCTCGTATTAGCGAGTTTAAACAGTATAGAGATCTCCCACTTGTTAGTACCGGTTGCGATAGTTACGCTAGTTGGGATCCTAGGTTCAAGGACCTTTCACCGGTACTTACAACAGAGGCGATTGTTGAACGTATCAAGGAACTCTTACCGTTCCGTAAATGGACCAGGGAACACTTAGTTATCACAGGCGGTGAACCTTTGCTAGGTTGGCAACGCCAGTACCCGGACTTGTTAAATGATCCTTTTATGGCCAACCTTAAAGAGATCACTTTTGAAACCAATGGTACTCAACCACTCACTACCGAGTTCCGCACGTACCTACAGGATTGGACCGATCAACGCAGTCGCAGTGATCTTACTTTTAGTGTCAGTGCTAAACTACCGGGTAGTGGCGAGCGTTGGGAAGATGCTATCCGGCCTGACATTGTCTGTGACTATCAATCAATAGGTTGGACTTATCTAAAGTTTGTAGTTGCTACTCAACGGGATATCGAGCACGCTCTAGCAGCTAGTATTGTCTATAGAGATAAAGGATTCGATGGCGAAATCTATTTAATGCCTGTAGGCGGCGTAGAAAGCGTATACAGTATGAATAATAAAAACATAGCCTTATCCTGTATGCAATACGGTTTGAGATACAGTGATAGACTTCAGGTGCCACTCTTTAAGAACGAGTGGGGTACGTGAAAGATTTTTTAAAAAAACTATTAGGTGCAGCTCAAAATAGTCCAGTTACTGCACCAGTGGCTACAACACCACGTTCTAAAAAAGAACGAACACCAAAACCTGTTCTTACGGCCAAAGAAATAGCCAACGAAAAAGGTGAGCCTTATATTAATATAGTCGGATTCAATCTCGACCCAGACGACCTTGGATCTGGTGCATTTGAACTAGATTGGAACGATAAATTTATTACAAATCTAGTGAGAGCTGGTTATCAGATTCGGGCCAATGAGCCCGAATCTGATATTGTTGACCGTTGGTTCCAGGAAATTTGCCGAAACGTAGTTCTTGAATATTACGAACAAGAGCAAGCAGATCCAGACATACGAAGAATGACTAAAAAGAATTTGGACAACGGCCGAACCGAAATTAGTTGACATCCGGGGTCGTTAACTGCTATTATAACGACATGAAAACATATCTACTCATTGACCTGGCAAATATGTATTTTAGAGCCAGACATTCCGCCCACCGTGCAACCAGTAATGAAGAACGGGTGGCCTTTGCTATTCATGTCACACTGAGTAGCGTTAACCGATGCTGGCGTGAACAGCGAGCAGATCATGTAGTTTTCTGCAACGAAGGTCGCAGCTGGCGTAAAGATTACTATCCCCCATACAAGCGTAATCGTGCTGAAGGTCGTTCAGCTATGACCGAACGCGAAGCCGAAGAAGATCGTATGTTTTGGGAAGGTCTAGATGCACTACGAGCATTTCTAGATGAACGTACTAACTCGACCACACTACGACACCCTGAACTAGAAGCTGATGATCTTATTGCAGGTTGGATCCAAAGTCATCCCCAAGACCAACATATTATTATTAGCACTGACAGCGATTTTCATCAATTACTAGCTAAAAATGTACATCAGTTCAATGGCGTCACCGACGAACTTCATACACTTAAAGGTATCTTCGATCGTAAAGGTAAGTTGGTTGTAGATAAAAAGACCAAAGAGGCTAAGACCGTACCTGACCCTGAATGGATCTTGTTTGAAAAGTGTATGCGTGGTGATCCCACTGACAATATATTCAGTGCCTATCCTGGTGTACGTAAACAAGGAACTCGAAACAAAGTTGGATTATTAGAAGCTTTTGCTGATCGTTCTAAACGTGGATTCGCTTGGAATAACCTAATGCTACAGCGTTGGACCGACCACGAAGGTCACGAACATCGTGTGTTGGACGATTATAATCGTAATCGTGTGTTAGTAGATTTACGAGCACAGCCTGATGCAGTCAAAGAAAAGATTGCAGAGACTATTGCAGAAGCTGCACAACCTAAAAACCGCCCAATGATTGGTGCTCAATTTCTTAAGTTTTGTGGCAGGTTTGACTTGCAAAAGTTAAGCGAAAACAGTCAAGCATTTGCTGAAATCTTTAGTCAAGGATATATTAAATGACAATCGAAGCGAAACCTGTAGTTAAAAACAAGTATTGGATTGTTGAACGAGATGGTGAAAAAATTGGTACTATCCAAGCTGCCGACGATGGTGTTGTCCTAGTACAAGGCAATCTTAGGAGTAAGTATCCTAGTATTAAGGTTTTAGGAACCGCTCATAATATTAAATTTGTACGTGGGAAATTACAAAAACCAGTGCAGATTCCTTCGGTATATGAGTATCCTTGTCATAGTTTACCATATAATGCAGTCTACGATATAAAACTTAAATTACCTCTATATACAACTTGCAAAAAAAGTAAAAGCTATTACTGTGCAGGATTTTATGCAATCAGTTATGAAAATCAATGGTTAATCGAATTTTGTCCAAAAAAAATTATTTTGGTTAGAAATCAATTTTATGGGCCGTTTTTAACAAAAGACCAGGCTTTACAACAAACCAGAGATATCAAATAACCCGATTAATTAAAGCTAAATAATAATGTACTTCAAGGAAGCAGTATGAGCAGACCAAAACCTACGGTAATTCTAGAAACATTGGATAAAGCCACTTATAAGAGTGATCAAGTATTGGCCAGCGAAGGAATTTGGGCTGTGTATTACGATGGACGTCCTGTTAATTTAAAGACACAGAATATATTAGTAAGCTATCCTGGTCCTAAGTATCGCAAGGTCAGCTTTTCGAACCCTGGTCATGCAATCAGTCTAGCTAAGAAATTAAACAGTCAATTTAAGACCGATAAATTTACCGTGGTCTTGCTCAATCAAGGTTCGGTGATTTTTCAGCAATAAAGTGAAATTTGATCAGCCTACTTTTGTCACTTGGTTAATAGAAAATAGCCCGCTGTATAAAAACAGTAAGTTTTATGACGAAGTTAAACATAGCGTAGATCATTTTCGAAGAACTTGGTTCTTTAATCCTCTCAATGCGGCAAGTATGCGTCTTACTAAGACCGGCTATCAATTTTGCACCATAACCGCCAAATTTCAGCAATATCAACACGAAATACCCACCAAATTGATGCCAAAAACCCTCCTGCAGATGGAGAAAAATTTTCCTTATCCCTATTACTTACCCACGCTAAGTGATCTAAGATTATTTGACGAGCGTACAAGTCTTACTCTTACCCTATACGCAAATGATCTACAACAGTATTTGAATAACATAGATCAGCTTGATAAATAAAATTGTGCTGCATTGCACAATCATTCTACACATTTACAGAGGACAACAATGATTTCACACTTTATGCTCACTATCCTTGAGCGTCTGGCCGAGATGTTTCCGCAAGATGGATATCAAAAACGCCTAGAAGCATACTTGGCACGCCGTAGTATTACAGATGCCGCGGTGTTAGAAACTTATATCAAAGAGTTTGATTACAATTCTCACAAGGAAAACTTTAAATGATCACCTATGTTTTAGCAGTATTTCATAAAATCTATCTAGCACTAGAGGCCAGTGGTCGTGCTCGTGCTCGCAGATACCTTAGTAACCACAACCCAGGAGCTTGGCAATGACTTTCTTCAAATTAATCTACGAAGTTTGGTGTCAGGGTCTACTAGCCAGCCACTTAACACGCCGCGGTAAATGGCGTTCAGCAGTCAAATTAATGGGGCAATAATATGGACGCAACAGTATTATGGGCATTTGGTTTTTTAACATTTCTAACTGCTGTAGCGGCCATTGATGAAATGTTAGAACGCGATCAAACTTTAGGCGAAGAATGGGATTTTATTACACCGAATAATCGTAGAAATAGTTGACATCCGATTAAATACAATATAACATACACACAGGGAGGAGAACTATGTTTAATCAACCAGAATTATTTATAGACACTGTACAGAATGCTAAAAAGCAGTGGGTTCAAAAATGTGTTCGCAATGAAGATATTAAGAACAATTGTCATATCTACATTGACGCACAATCAAAATTTCTAAAAACAGCATTGACCGTAGCCGGTGGTATTGCTACCATTGTAGGCCACGAAATGCTGAATACCAAGATTGAAAAAATGTTTAATCCTTTTGGAATAGACTTTTTCAAAGCAGGCTGGGATGCCTGGGCAGATGCTAACAGAGAAGCCTATGCTAAAAAATCTTAATACATAGACATACACACAAGGAGATTATTATGTCAAATAATTACGGCGAAAAGATTTTACCTGAGTTTAAAGCACCAGAAGTAAAATTCAACAAGAACGGATACGAAATCCGCACAGAAATTCTCGGAATGGCCAAGCAAATGGCCGAGTTTGAGTACAGTGCCAAGTTTCACGGGTGGGAATTGAGCAACGCCCGAGACGAAAAAACTGGTCAATTTGTTACCACAGTTGGTATGCCACAAGTGCCAGGTCTAGATCAAATCCTTCAGAACGCAGAAAAGATGTACGCATTTGTCAATGCTGCTACACCAAAATCTAAGTAACTGCTGCTTAAAATCTAGACACAACCCTGCCATCGGCAGGGTTTTTCATTTGTTGTTTTCCTGCAACACTCCCCAATAACCCGCCAGTTGACTGGGTTATCCCGTTTTGCTATAATAGTGGTACAGTAAACAACAAGGAGCACACAATGGCTTATGTATCCCAAGAGATGAAGGCAAAATTGGCACCCACTGTTAAGTCCCTACTTAAGCGGTATGGCTTAAAAGGTACTCTTAGTGTGGATAATCACAGAACCTTGTGCTTGAACATTAGCCAGGGTCGGATTGATTTTATCGGCAATTTTAACGCTACCTGCAGCCAGCATCCTCGTTACAACGAGCAGCCTTTTAGGCCTGCTCGGGATCATATCAATGTAAACACCTACTGGGCCCACGAGCACTTCTCAGGTCCGGCTGCAGAATTTCTAGATCAGGCTATTCAAGCCCTTAAAGGCCCGGACTTCTTTGATCACAGTGATGCTCAAACTGATTATTTTCACTGCTCACACTATATTGACATCAATATTGGGCGCTGGAATAAACCCTACACTGTTGTTTAAATACAACAACTCGAAATAACCCTTCAATTGACTGGGTTATCCATTTTTGCTATAATAGTGGTACAGTAAACAACAAGGAGCACGAAATGGGCATGTGGACTACAGAGAATCAAAATACCCTAGAAGAAGTGCTTGAGTGCTTCAGTCAAGCAGTAGAACAGCGTTTTGCTGAGGATGGTGGCGGCGAATACTTTGAGATTGGGTATCTTAAAAACACTCTCCTCCATTACATGAAGTTCATGCCTAAGCGAGTACAAAAGGTCTTGATCAGCGAGATGGTTGAGGCTACGCAAAAGCAAGAAGCCATCGTCATCGAACAGCGGCAACAAGCCCGGTAATAACCCGTCAATTGACTGGGTTATTCATTTTCTGTATAATAGTGGTACAGTAAACAACAAGGAGCCAACAATGGGCTGGAACTTAGAGGGAATGTGGGTCAGTGCTTTGTACATGGGCGAGTACCCTGTGTCTGGGCGTGTTGAATCCAGCCGTGTTCGTTACGGTGGTGAAGTTCAGCATACTGTAATTTTAGATACCCCAATCCAGTTCCGTTGGCGTGCTGAACCCGCACTGCGTCTGCTTGTTGAGCATCGATTTGTTCAGCAGGTAAGGGACCTTAATAAGGAATCAACGGTATGAAGTTTACCGCTGTCACTGTGATTTTAATAGCCATTGCATTGGTGGCATTAGGACCATTTTTATTAGTATGGTCATTAAATGCTTTGTTCGGTAATGTAGGTCTGGAAATTCCTTATTCTCTAGAAACTTGGTCAGCTAGTATTTTCCTACATATTTTCTTTGCCAGTGCATTCTACCGTAAATAACTCATCATTTGACTGGGTTTTTATTTCTGTCGTATAATTGCTTTACAC